CGTTTTGGTTGGTAAAAATCCGCTTGTAGAGGCGAACTTTCTCGCGCTCATCACCAGACGACCACACGTAGTCCAGCGGCATATAGAAGAGCAGGTCTTCAGCGTCACGTAACTCAAAGCGTCCGTCTCGATCATCTGCATCGTCGAGGTTTCCGTTCCAGTCAAAGTTTCCGGTTCCGTCCAACCGGAACAGCACCGTCAGGTATGTGTCGTCATTTGCCCACGCACCGTTGCTCGGCATTGCGTTGTTGGCAATCCACTGACGTGCATTTTGATCCAGGACAATTTCTTCCTTCGCCCGGCGGCCCTCTAGCACCCACTCGATAGATACGTTTCCATCGTTAGGCGTGGTCCACAAGTGATCCCAACTGGCGACCGCCTGAGCGTACAGGCTCGATACACCACCGCCAGGACCGAGCACAAGTTCCTGCGGTGTAGCTGTGAGGTACTCGCGATTATACGTAGGAGCGCCGCCGATTTGCTCCCAGGCCCTAGTAGGCCAATGCAGCCATCCGAACTGGACCAGGCGATACCATAGCCGATGTCCGCCAATGGCCGCGCCGTTCCATCCGTCGCCTAACCCATTCCGGGCACCAATACCATACGTCCACGGCGATTGATCTATCGTCCAACCATCAAACCCGCCAGCATTAACCCGCCGAGGTGTAAAATCCACCTCGTTTTCAAAACCGGTCCCGTAGTGCAGGCGGGTCTTCAGCCGGTTCTCGTAGACATAGATCCCTCCCTGCTTAAAGGTCTTTCCGCACAGGGCACGTCGTCCCGTCACTTCGCTCCACATAATGCTCTCCGATATTCTCGCTCTTAGGCAACGTCATAACTTGCACACCACAATCTCCCGTGCCGCCGCCTGATCCTCATCGGAGCCACTGTTTTGGCTCCAGAGCTTGATATACTGCGCACCAAACAGATACTTGGGCTCGACCCGGATCACACGACTCGCCGCTGCGCTGAACTCAATTAGGCTTCCGTTTTCGTCGTACAACGGGTTATACGTCCCGGTCGAGGTGGGCGCCTCCTTGATCCCGATCGACGCAGACGTCCACGTACCCGGCATATGCAGCCGCAACCCACCCAGATAGCCGCGCAAATCAATTACCCCGCTCAGGGCCTCATTGATCGCAATCTCAACCGTCTCGACCTCGCCAAAGAGATCGACCTCATCGCCGTCGTCATTCACCATCTTGCTGGTCTGAGGTGCTCGTCCCATCGCTCATTCCTCCTGTTCGGTTAATGCCTGATTAGCGGATTCACCGACTCCCTGGTCAAACCGCCGCTGCTGTTCGATCAGCGCCTGCGCCAGGCTCTCCTGCGCGTCCGCCTGCTCCTCGATCCGATCCTGCCGCATCTCCTCGATCTCCGCCTCGCTCCATCCCTGACGCCGCACCGTGGTTACAATCGGGACCCCCGCGTTCGTGTTCGTCTGCCGGACCTCCGCCTCGGTCCGGGGCTGTACCGTCGCCGGATCCGCGTACTGCGGCTCAATGTCCTGCCGCGCCACCTGCCGCCCGTCCAGCGCCAGCATAAACGCCGCGATTGCCTGCCAGGTCGATGTGAACCGCTTGATGTACCGATCCACCTTTTTCAGCAATGGAGATTCCAGCGCGATCAATGCCTCCCCGGAGGGGGGCTGCCCCCCTAGCCGGAAGAAATAGTGCGGCGGGATTCTTGTGATCGCGCTCAGCGCCGCGATCCGCCGCTCGATCGCCGTCTCGAAATTGCCCAGCTCCGTCGCGCTGAACTCCCCCGCACTCGTCTGCTGGCCCATCCCATCGCCTGCAGGGAGATCCCACACCTCATTCGGCGCGTTCTTCAGGTTCCCCACGTCTGCATTGCTGATCACGTACCGCTGCCGGAACGCCCCGAACTCCGCCGAAATCATCTCATCCGCCAGCAACTTATTGATCGCCGCCTGCAGCGGGATCGCGTTGTCGAGCTCGCTGATGATGGCCCGCCGCTCCGGGCGGAGATGGAAGATTGGGATGACCCCGTACGGATTCACCTCGTCCTCGGCGATCTTCACAAAGGCCTTGTACGACGTCGGTTGTTCGTTTGCCTTGCTCGTTCCGTAGTATTCCAGCCGGTCCCGGTAATAGAGCGTCATCCGGTGGGTTCCGTCACCCGCCGTCCACCACTTCGCCCCGAGCGATTTCGCGCGCGGGTTATCCTCGTCGTAGAATACGTGGCACTTGCGCGGATCGTTATAGTACGCCTGCACCGCGCCGGCCTCGTCCGGCCACACCATCACAAACGCCTCGCCGCACACCAGCGCCGCCAGGTGCGCGTCATCCGCGTCCAGGTGCATATCCAACCCGGTCCACAGCGACCGCAGCGCCTCCGTCGCTGTTGCATCGTTCGCCACCGTGATCGACTCTAGCAGCAGCCGCTCCACCGGCACGTTGATCACCACGGAGCACCAGTTCTCGACGAACCGCGCGTCCAGCCCCTTGAACACCTCCCGGAGCCGGGCCGTGGAGTAGACCAGGGGATGATCGCCGTCGTAGTAGGCCCAATACGTATTATAGGCCTTTTGCTTCGCCTTCAGTGCCTCGAACGCCCGCTGTACGCTCATAGGACTCCTATCCCTGGAAACTCCTGGCCCGCTTTCGTACCACAGGCCGCTTCGCTGCCACCCAGCAGTAATTCTCGGCGTGCGCCAGGTGATCCGCCTGCCCGCCTTCGACGTACCGGGCCACCTTGCTGCCGTCCCGCATCTCCTCCATCACCCGCACCGGCGCCTTCAGGTGATCGTAGTAATCCCGAATGTCCCGCGCGTCCGCCGGCAGCGTGGCCTCCACCGGCTCGTAAAATTGCGCGAACGTCGAGTCCAGCGTCCGCGTCCGGTCCAGGTTCACCACGCCCTTGCGTGGATCCCAGACCGCCGGCTCTGCGTGCTTGCTGCCCACCCGCTGTTGCACGTAATACGCCAACCACACCCGCCGCGGTGAGAATGCGTTTTGCAGCTCCCGCGCCTTGCGGGTCTCCGGCAGCGCATCGATCACCGCCGTCGCCACCTGGTACTTGCGCATCATCCGTCCCAGCGCCTCGAACGAATCCAGCGCCCCCGACCACCGCTGGGGACGCTCCCCGCTCTCCGGATCCTGCGGCCCCCGGATCACCACGTGCAGCATCTTCCCCACGTCGCACCCGAGGAGCGTCTGCTCCCCGCGCACCGGCCCATGCCCGTACTCCCGCCGGCACGCGTCCAGAATCGCCGAGGTCAGCCGTCCGCCCCTGGGGGTGTACGGCAACCCTAGATCCTGGTTGAACGCCTCCCGCCGTTTTGTCTCGTCCACGTTCTGCAAGGATGTCACAATGTCATCCAAGGACACGAAGGGACTGAACAGCTTTGTCAGATGGAACCCGGCCTGCCGCCGCTCCCGCCACGTCGGGACCCATCGCCCGTCCCCCGTCCGGTCCAGCGCCTCGCCGCAGTGCTCGCACGCCATAAACGCGGCCCCTTCCTCGTCCCGGTGCCATCCCATCGGCCTGCCCAGCTTATCCCACTCCGTCACCACGTGATCGATCGTCAAAGGCTGCCACCGCCCGCACCCCTCGCACCGCACGTGCCACTCCCGCTGATCGCTCTCCAACCACTGCGCGTGGATCCCCACCCCCTCGAACGTCGGCGTCCCGATCCACCGGGACTCCGCGATCGTGCTGTGCCCCAGCCGCTTCGCCGCGATCGACGGCGCCCGGGGGTCCATCTCATCCACCTCATCCAGGATCAGAACGTCAGCATCGATGCTCTTGAGCTGCGGGGCCTGCCCGTCCTTTTTCACCCTGGCCCCCCGGAAATACAGGAACGAATCCCGCACCCGCTTCAACGTTACCCGGTCCGCGCCCCGCTTATGGCCCTGCTCCTGAGACCCGCCGCCGTCCACCACCACGGACGACAAATACGGGCTTGCCTCGATCGCCGGACCGATCCGCGCCGCGCTGAAATCACTCACGTGCGTGTCCGTCGGGAACACGTACAGCACCGTCGCGGCCCGCACGTCCGCCGCGTGCAGCGCGTACGTCACCCCGTACTCACTCGCGCCCATCTGCGCCGCCTTGTAGACCACCACGTCCTGCGCGGCCTCCTGATAGAGATCGCGCAGATACCGGTGCCGCGTCAGATCGAACAGCACCCCGGGCTTTAAAAGTCTCCGCTGAATAATTGCCCACGTCAGCAGATCCCCCTTCGGCTCAGCCTTCGTCATCAGGCTCGCCGCCAGCAACTCCCGTTGCTGCCGCGAGGTTAGCGATGAGTGCATCCAGTTCCTCGTCTCCCAACTCTGATAATCCCTCCAACTCCAGCGATCCTCGCACGTCGATCGGCACGCCCTGCCCGCCGTCCTCCTGCGCCGGTGCGGCGACGTCCGGCGCGAACATCGCAATCAACTTCATCGCGGCCTCGGTCCCCGCCCGGTCGCGGATCTCCTTCGCCGTCATCCGCATCCCCTGCACCGCATCGATCGACCCGCTGGCCAGCGCCCGCCGCAGCTCCTGCAGCTTGGCCGCCTCCACCTTGGCCGTCTCCGAGTCGCGCCACAACAGCGCCTGCTCCGTCGCCAATTCCAGCGCCTTGGAGATCGCCGGATCGTGCTGCCATTTCTGGTACCAAATCCGCTGGTTGCACGCGCGCGGATCCTCAAACACGTCCCGCCAGGCGACCTCATTCGCCGTCGCCGAGGCCAGCAGCAAGACCGTCGCGCGTTTCTTCGCCACGTGCGGCTTCTCGATCGCCTCCAATGCCTGCCGCAGCTCCGCCGTCAGCCACCCCGCCGCCTCCGGAGGCGTGTCACGGATCCACCAGCGCCAGTTTCGGGATAGCTGGTACCACAAATTCGACGACGTCCCCAGCGCCTCCCC